AGCGAGCGGTTTGGAACTGAGCGCCTCATTGATACCGCGACGGGGCAGGCGCTGGCAGGAGACGAACTCAGGCAGCTGGCCCTCGGATGGAGTGAAGAGCGCCCGGCACCGAGAAAGGCGTATAGCGTTGAGCGAGGAATTGCTGTTCTGCCAGTATCCGGAACACTCGTTCATAAATACGGCTATTTACAGCCTGTCAGCGGCATGACTGGCTACGACGGCATTGCGAAGCGACTACAGCAGGCGCTTGCTGATCCAACTGTGAAAGGAATTTTGCTCGATATTGACTCATCTGGTGGTGAGGTATCTGGTGCATTTGATACTGCCGATCTGATTGCGCGGGCTCGTGAAAAAAAACCAGTGTGGGCGCTGGCCAGTGATACGGCCTGCAGCGCGGCTTACCTGCTGGCATCGGCCTGTTCGCGCCGGCTTATCACGCAAACCAGCATTGTCGGATCCATTGGTGTCGTTGTAGCGCATCGGAGTGTTGAAAAAGCACTGGAACTCGCCGGTGTAGACGTCACGCTGATTTATGCCGGGAGCCACAAAGTCGACGGGAACCCGTACAAGCAGCTTTCGGATGATGTCCGGGAGCAGGTTCAGTCCAGCATTAATGGCACTCGCGAGAAATTTGCGCAGAAAGTCGCTGATTATACCGGTCTTAAAAAATCGCGCGTGCTGGCCACGGAGGCGGCAGTTTACACCGGTCAGGAGGCGATCTCTGCTGGCCTTACTGACGAAATTGTTAATTATGCCGACGCCATTGAAGTGATGGCCAACGCATTAAATCCTAAATCGGAGTTACTTATGACGAAAACTACCAGCACGCTCGAGCCAGAGGCGAGTGCAAATATTCCAGAGCCGACTTTATCCGCAGAGCAGATCAGTGCTACCGCAGCATCGAATGAACTGGCTCGGGTGATGTCGATCATCGGCTGTGAGGAGGCGAAGGGAAGGGACGAACAGGCGCGAGCTCTGGCTGGAATCCCCGGCATGACTCTGGAGCAGGCGAAGGCAGTACTGGCTGCCGCCCCACAGACCGCACACGCCCGTACTGAAACAACCCTTGATTCACTGATGAAAAACGAATCGCCGGAACCAGTAGGCGATTTACCAGCGCAGCAACATGGTTCAAACGCCAATGTTGCGCTACTTGTCGCTGCCGGAAAATCAATTAGCTCAGGAGCTTTGTAATGACGACTGAAACTTATAGCCCGGATGACTTTATTCTCGGGCCAGACCTTGCCGTTACAGCAATTGGCACCATCGCCAGTGGCGTCACTGCAGAAAGGCTGACACCTTTGATGCTGGATGCCACTGCGGGGACTTTTAAAGTCTGGGATGGCACTCCTGGAAAAGCAGTCGGATTGACGGCTTTTGCTGTTGCGACAGGCGCAAGTGCGGCTGATGCGGCCTATTACAAGTCGGGATCGTTTCGTTCTTCTTCAATTAGCTGGGGAGAGGTTAAAGACGCGGTTAAGCAAAAATCCGCTTTTGCTGGCACGCCGATCAGCGTCGGATAACAAACACTCATTTTTCAATGACCGCCTCCGGGCGGTTTTTTATTACAGGATTTCTAACGATGAATGATTCATTTACCACTGCAGAACTTATCGCCGCGACTACCCAGGTTTTTAAGTTTAACCCGCTTTTTTTAAATCTCTTTTTCCGTGAGACCCATACGTTTACAACCGAAGAGGTCATGCTCGACAAGATCCCCGGCGATGTAAATATGGCTGTGTACTGCTCGCCACTTGTGACGGGAAAGGTCGATCGCACTAAGGGTTATACCACCAACCATTTTAAGCCTGGCTATACGAAGTCGAAGCATACTGTTAACTCGAATATGAGCATCAAACGCTCTGCGGGTGAACAGATCGGTCAGCCTGAATCGCCATCGCAGCGAAGAGCGAAGATCATCATGCAGAACCTGCAGGATGAGGAAATGTCCATCAGCCAACTCGAAGAGTATCAGGCAGTTCAGGCTGTGCTGCTGGGTAAGTATTCTGTCTCCGGGGAGAACATCGAGACCTACGAGATCGATATGGCCCGCAGCGCGACTAATAACGTCAAGCAGACCGGTAGCACCGCCTGGTCAGCCCAGGATAAAGATACCTATGATCCAACAGATGATATTGAGTCGTATTCTGATCTGGCGTCAGGCACAGTAAATGTCATCGTCCTGGATGGCAAAGCCTGGAAAGCGCTTAAGAGCTTTAAAAAATTCTGGGCGGCGCTTGATACACGACGTGGCTCAAATTCTCAGCTCGAAGCGGCCCTGAAAGACCTCGGGGATGTTGTTAGCTTCAAGGGATACTACGGGGATACCGCGATCATTGTTTACAAGGGCCAGTATTTGGATCCGGTGACGAATACTAAAAAGCGATACATGCCAGATAACACGATGGTACTCGGCAATTTGCAGAGTCGAGGATTCCGGACTTACGGTGCCATCCAGGATGAGGACGCGCTCAGCGAGGGTATCTGTGAAGCATCGCGCTATCCAAAAATCTGGACAACGAAAGGCGATCCTGCAGTTACTCAGACCATGACGCAATCTGCGCCAGCCATGATCCTCAGTGATGCAGATGCATTTGTCGTAGTAACCATTGCATAAGGGCCGCAAGGCTCTTTTTTATTATCGGAGGTATGTATGTCTAAATCAGATTTGGTTGCGCGTATTTCAGATCTCAGCGCGCAACTTGGACGCGAATTGCCTAAAAGTGGCTCACTTGAAGCGTTGCAGTCGGTAATTGATGGCGCTGAAGCAGAACTTGCACTTCTCAATGGCGGAAATCCCATTGAAGGGGAGGGTGCAGCGCCAGAAGCTGTCAAACCCACCTCAAAACCCTTGTCTGATGATGGCGATGAGGATGGCGAAATGTCGGGGTATCGTTTCGTTAAGCTGCGCTTTACGCTCGATGTTGTTCACTATGTGAACCATAAAGCGGTACGGGATATCATACCTGCAGGGCGTGATATTTACGTGCCTGCGGAAGAGGCCGCAGCTCTAATCGCCGCGAACTTCGTTTATGCGCTATGAGCATCTACGATGATGATTTGGCGGCGGGTGATGATCAGATGCTCGAAGCGTTCGGGCGCCCCGTCCGCCTGCCTGGACGTTCCGAGCCTGTCATCGCCATTTTCAACGAACCCTATTCCCGGATCGATTTACCACACACTGGATTTATCACCGGAACGGTAACGAGCCTTACTGCCAAAACTGACGACGTAAATGGTCTTGCTTTGCGCGATGTTATTCAGGTTCCTAAAAAGCGGGTACTTGATGCCAGCGGAAACCCGGAATGGGTTGAGTGGACGGATTATGTCGCGAAAGAACCGCAGGCGGATGGCATTGGCCTTACGGTCATTTATCTTGAGCCAAAAACCAGCAGTGAAAATGACGATTACTCCAAATATTGATTAGGGAGGCGGGATGGCTGATCCGCGCAGCAATGCGCAGATGTTTGATATTGACACATCCGCGCTGCAGTTATTAAGACAGCAGATGGGTGCTTCTCAGAACCAGATGCTTATGGCTTATAACCGCGCTCTAAATCGGACGGCAAAACATATGCATCGGGTTTCGGTTGGAATGATGCTTGAAACCCTGGCGGTCAAAAGCCGCAAAAAAGTCACTAAGCGCGTCCGACCATTTGTTAAGCGCCGCAATTATAAGAAGGAAAGCACTGGCGAATTGAGTAGCGCAAAAATCTGGTATGGGCTCAATGATTTTCGGGTTCACGACCTTCGCGGTTCTATGCGCAAACAGACAAGGCAGAAGCAGCCTCGCAATGCTGATAATGGTCAGTTCATGAAAACCAAAAAGGGTGCCCGCGGAGCCACCTTTATACCGAAAGGTGAAAAACTGGGAGCTATGGGCTGGCCTGATTCGTTCGTGGCTAAGCGTTATGGTTATAAAAGTATCTGGTTGCGGCGAAATGGCGGTGGCATTGAAGAAGTTCGTGTACCAGTGCATGAAGCGCTTGAAGACGCTATTGATGATTATATCTTTGAGAATATCGGCCCTGTATTTATGCGATATTTTGAGCAGGATTTACGTGGCCGTGTAGCGGGGAATGTTCATTGACAACTCAAACGGGAATGGATGCGCTTGATGATTACACTGAGCGCGTCAAGACGGCTGTATCGCAAATATCCTTTATAAAGACCGTTGGGGTTTATCCCGAAATACCGGCAGGATTTGATACTCCTGCCGTTTTTTTTGAAGTTGAGGGGTGGGACCCAAGTGATGACGTGGTGTCAGGATCTGCGATGTCTGTTGAACTGAAATGCAATTTATATCTTTTGCGAGAGTTCGCCGCAGACCAATACGGTCAGAAAGCGCGTAATGCGGCCATGTTCATGACTGGCTGGATAAATGGACGCCCATTTGGGCCTGCTACAAAACCCGCGGAATTTACCGGGGTTCAGGAGTCAGACTGGATGAAAGACGGGAAGGCGGTTAGCTCCCACTCGGTCTGGTGCGTTTCATTTTCACAGGTTGTTGGTGTTGGTACTGACCCATTTGCGCCGCCGGAGGACGCGCCGCTGCTTAAGGAAATTTTCGTCGGCTTTGCGCCGGACATTGGCAAAGAGCATGAGGCCGATTATGAGCGAGTCTACCCACGATGACTTCACCGGCGCGGACGTATTCCGGCGGCTACGTGACATCATCCGGCGCGGCGTAGTGCAGGAAGTTCAAATGCAGCCGCCGCGCGTGCGCATCTCTTTCGGCGGCGACCATAAATCAGGGTGGCTGCAGTGGTTCACCCTGGCGACATCAGAGCGGGTGGACTGGAGCGCGCCGAAAGTGGGTGATCCGGTCACTGTCATTTCAGAGGGCGGCGACCTGCGCAACGGCGTGGTTTTCCCTGGCCTTCTCATCGATGGCCGCGCCATACCATCAGACAAGCCGCACGAGCACATCACCGCCTACTGCGACGGCGCAAATGATACCTACGATACGTCAACCCACGTTAAAACTTGGCAGGGAGTACCAGGGGGTGTCGTGCGTATCCTCGGCGAGTCGAAAATAGAAATTTTGGGGCGTGCAGAAGTCACGATAATTAGTGAAAGCGTGGTCAATATCCACGGCGGGAAAATGATTAATGCGGACGCGGATGAAATAAACGTAACTGCGACAAACGCAATCAACGCCCACGCCACGACCATCAACGCGATCGCTACTGACTCAGTAAGCGTGATTGCCGCGAACTCCATTGACTTCACCTCAGCAACATTCACCGCAACCGCTCCAGGCGGCATAACGCTTAACGGTCCAACCTGCATAACCCAGACGCTTGTCACGGTCGGCAATGCATCGTTCCTCTCAAGCCTGAGCGTTACGGGCGAAGAGGCCGGCGGTGGCGATATTCGCACGGCTGGCAGTGTGATTGCAGGCAAAGAGGTTCAGGACCACCAGGGCACGATGTCAGAAATCCGCATCACTTATAACGGCCATTACCACCAATGCCCTGACGGCACTACGAAAGGCCCATCTATCCAAATGGCGTAATTCTCATGAAAGGAATGGACCGCAACACCGGACAGGTGCTCGCGGGGACTGATCACATCCGTCAATCCGTGGTGGATATTCTCACGACCCCGCTCGGCACCCGCGTAATGCTGCCGGAATACGGCAGCAATTTGGCTGACCTCGTCGATAACCCCCTCGATTCCACGCTGGCTATAAAAATCATCATGGCCAGCGCCGGTGCGCTTGCGCGCTGGGAACCGCGAATCCGCGTTGACCGCATCAAAACCACGGCTATCGATACCGGCGCTATCACGATCGCCATCGTGGCAACTGATATCGAGACGCGTCAGCGCCTTGAGCTGAATAACCTGGAGCTGCCATTTAAATGACTACCGCGACAGTTCAAAACTCGATCGTCAAAACGATTGATATGAGCCTGTTACCGCCTCCCGATTTTGTTAAAACGCCCCTTTTTTCTGACGTAAAGAGCCAGCTGATTACGGAGCTGCAGGGGCTCGACAGCACTTTCAATGCGCTGCTCGAATCAGAACCGGCAATGAAACTGCTGGAGATCGTGGCGTACTGGATAATCATCAATACAGCGCGAACAAACCAGGGGGCGCTGGCTGTTTTATTGGCTTTTGCAAAGGGCAACGACCTGACGCAGTTGGGTGCAAACCTTGACTGCGAGCGCATGCTGATCACGCCCGCTGACCCGGACTCCGTGCCCCCAGTGGAGGCGGTTTACGAGAGCGACGATGAATACCGGCACCGCATACAGCTTTCCTGGTATGCGCGCAACACTGCGGGCAGCACGAATGCATACAACTATTTGGCGCTGTCGTGCGATCCGGATGTTTTATCCGCGCAGGCTTACGGTCCGCCCGTAACCCAACCTGGCTACGTCGATATGTACATTTTGTCGCGTAGCGGAAACGGCATACCGACCCAGGCCCTTCTCGACAAAGTTACCGCCGCGCTGTCCCCTGATGACACCCGGCCTATGACAGATTTTGTCACTGTAAAAGCCGCCTCGAACCTGGATTACAGCGTGGAAGGCGTGATTATTGCCGGGCTCGGGCCGGATCAAAACGTGTTACTCGATGGCGCGAATTCGGACACCGAAACGTACACGGCGAAGCAGCACAAAATCGGCGCCACTGCGGCGCTGTCTGGTATTTATGACGCCATTCACCGGGATGGCACCGATCGGGTGATCCTGTCCTCACCGATGGAGGACGTAATCGCCGGAGTGGGTCAGGCCCCGTATTGCACTGGTATCAAATTATCTGTCCGGACGGGGTGATTATGACCAGCCAGAGTCTTTTACCCCCCAACTCAACCCCTGCAGAGCGCGCGCTTGAGGCTGTGCTTTCGCACGCCGGGGATCTGCCGGGTGATATCCGTATCATCAAAAACCCTGACCTTTGCCCCGTCGAGCTACTCCCCTGGCTGGCCTGGGAATTCGCTGTGACCTACTGGAACCCGAACTGGAGCGAGCAGCAAAAGCGCCAGATTATCAAAGCGGCCGCATGGCAGAACAAGCACCGGGGCACCCGCGGCGCGGTGCAGCGCGCGTTACTGACCGTTGGTTATGAATGCCAGCTGCAGGAGTGGTTCGAAACAACCCCGAAAGGGGATCCGTACACCTTCGGCATAAAAATCTATCTGTTGCAGGAGTTGGGGCTTGATGCCGATCTCCTCGATGCCTTTGTAGCGCAGATTTTTGACGCGAAAAATTGCAGGTCCTTTCTGAAATCAATCAATTTTGAGACTGAGATCGACGGCGAGTTTTTTGTCGCTGGCGTGGCCTCGGCAGACGTGGCGGTTGGTATCCCCGCTGAGGACGAAGGCGGGGTGAAGGTGGACGGATCTTTATTTGTGGCTGGCGTTCCTGCCGCCACCATTATTGTTGAGATATAAGCATGGCTGAGAAAAAAAAGGCGCTTAAAGGCGTGGCGGATGAGCAAAAAATTTACGCTGTGCTAACTGACCGCGGCGCGGAGCTGGAGGCCGCAGCCCTGGCGAGCGGCGTTCCTGTACGGCTAAAGCTGTTTGTTATCGGTGACGCGAACGGGGCGGAGGAGGTAACGCCGGACCCGGCAAGAACGGCGCTGATCCACGAGGTTTATCGCGGCGACATCCACGGTGCGGCCAGTTCAGGCAACCAGGTAACATTCACGCTGGACGTCCCGACAGAAACCGGGGGCTACACAATCCGTGAAGTGGGTATTTTAACCGAAGATGGCGAGCTTTATTCCGTTGCGCGCTCCCCGGATATTTTAAAGCCCACTGAAAGCAACGGCGCGGTTATATCGGTGACGTACAAATATACGCTCGCTGTTTCCAGCACCTCAACTGTCAGCGTTATCGTTTATAACGATTATTTGACGCCAGAGGCCGCCGATAAAAAATACCTGCAAATTAATAATAACCTCTCTGAAATTGCCGTGAATGGCGATAATGCGAAAGCAGAGGCCCGCAATAACCTTGATGTTTATAGCAAGGCGGAGGTTGATAGAAAGGGTGAGGGTGCAGTAAAAACGGTTAATAACACAGGGCCAGATGCTAATGGTAATATTAGTATTGATGTCGGCACAGTAAAAAGCGTTAATGGTAACGGGCCGGATGGAGATGGCAACGTAAATGCTGGCACAGTAAAAAGTGTTAATGGTAATGTCCCGGATGCTAACGGTAACGTTACTGTTGCAACCTCAGTCAGCGGTAACTATGTGACCGGATTTCGTCTTGGCGCGCAAAGCTCTGGCTCTATTCCTTTTGTTGCTCCTGCCGGATGCGTGCTTACCGGTTATTCTGGCGTTGAAGGTGATCGCCCGATAGACGACATAATGACTTACAGACCGATGCAACAGCAAATAAATGGCGGCGCATGGGTGACTGTGCCGTCGTTATAAACATAAGGTATCAAGATGGACTATTTAAATTTCAAGAAATATATACCGGCAGAACCAGAATTTGGAATGGATGCTGCTTATATTCAGGACCAGGATGGCAACGACTGGTACGATTTGCAAAAATCTATCACTGGTAAATATATTGTAGCTTTTGATAATGCATCACGAGTTATTCATTGCATTTCAGAAGATGCAAGCACTATGTTTCCGATTCTGCTGAGTATCACCCAGGCTGACGTGTTACCGGAAGGTTGTTCTATTGACGGGACGTGGGTATACCTTAATGGGGAAATCGCCCAGTTACCATCCTCCTGATATCGGATTTTCATTCCTTATTATCCACCTATATTTTAATGCAAGGGTAAGCCATGAGCTCAACCGATTTTATACACGGCGTTTGCACGCTTGAAGAGGACGGCGGAACAAAAGAAGTCAGCACGGTAAATGTTTCCGTTGTTGGTATTGTAGGTACGGCGGCTTCGCAACCGGGTACGCGGGCCCAGGCAATTACAGGTAACGCGCTCGTTGATAATCAACTGCTGTTTAGTGCTCCAACATATGGCAGTGCCTGGAATTCGTATACTGCCATTATTGTCAAAGGCGAGCCCGTTGAATCAGCCGATATCATTACACAAGATTATTTAATTTCTTGCGTTGAATTTGGTGTCAAAGCTGATGGTTCTATAATGACAATTCTGCACCTGCCCGTCATGAAAGATAGTGAAGACTATTTTTTAACAGCAGCTGACATTAAACGTATTCTTGCTGATCGTGAAATTACAAAAGAAGCCGTAGTCGGCCCCGATAATCAGGTGGTTAATTACTCCATTTGTATTGATAACCCGGATGGCACAACCGGTGCAGGTATCGTTATTCCTGTGCCTGAAATTGCGTTGAAAGGGGGGAGCGATGAGCCATTCCCAATCAATACGCCGACGGTAATCACAGGCAGCTCTGGTAAAGTCGCTAAGCTCGGCATAGTGGGAACCCTGCCGCCAGCGGTGTCAGACATCATGAATCAGGGTAACGTCCTGGTTGTAGTTGTACGCGTTGATATCTCGCAGGATAGTGACCGACAGCAGAAATATATTATTGACGGCCTTAATTCACTGACCACATCCGGCCAGTTAACCGGTGTGACGCCGCGCATCATCATTGCACCTGATTTCAGCGCGACAGACCCGATTGCAGCGCAGCTCGAAGTTGTAGCAAACAAACTGCGTGGGGTTGGTTACATCGACTCACCGCGGTGGGTCACGGCGCAGGATGTAGCATTGCGCCGGCAGAGCTACGGAGCACGCATTGAAATTCTTCGCCCGCGTGTTTATACGACAAGTAATGTCGATTCATTCAGCCGCCCTTATTCAGCCTGCGCGGCGGGCTTGCGAAGCCGTATCGATAATGAAAAGGGTTTCTGGTGGAGTAAGTCGAACCAGCAAATCTTGGGCATCACTGGCCTCGAGCAGATCGACGATTACATTATCGGGGAAAAGAACTGCACGGCAAATCTTCTTAACGCGTCGCAAGTAAGTACCATCATCCGCCGCAGCGGTTACAAGCACTGGGGTAATTACCTTTGCAGCACTAATCCGCAGTGGTCTTTTGAGTGCGTTCGCCGGACAGCGGACGTGATTGAAGACTCGATCGCTGAAACCGTACATGAAGATGTGGACCGTCCCATTGATGCTCACCTGGGCGACGATATCATCGAGACGATCAACGGCTTTCTAAGAAAATTATTTTTACTTGGTGCCATCAACGGTGGTAAAGCGTGGTTGGATCCGGAACTGAACACGGCGGAAAGCCTGGCCGCAGGTAAGTTATATATTAACGTAGATTTTGCACCTAAATCCCCGGCGCAGACAATTACCATCACGTATCGTATTAATAACGATTACACCGTCGAGCAATTCGCCGAATTATTAAATGCTGCATAATTAATCAGGGTTAAAAATGGCTGAAACTAATGTTTATCGCGCCCACGCCCTGTGGGTGCAGGGGCGTCGTATTTGCGGCTGTATATCTTATACGCCTGTTGATATGAAAATCATTGAAGATGAATTTAAAACCGGCGCAATGGATATGTCTGTCACTCTGGACGGAGGCATGGAAAGAATGACCGCCAGTTTTAAAGTTGCCGGGTCAGATGTTGATGTGATGTCTTATTTTGGTTTAATACCTGGCGTAAAGACACGTTTTGAAATCAGATCTGCATTTACGGACAGTGCAGGCAACAATTTTGAACGCTCTGATTTCTATGAAGGCAAAATATCCGGCATCACTGATGATGAACTGGGAACTGATTCTAAAGCTGCTGTCGGCCAGACGGTGAATATTGCGCCTGATTACTATAAGCGCGTACAGGCTGGAAAAGAAATCTATGAAATTCACCCGGCGAAAATGATTCGACGCATAAACGGCGTTGACGTTCTGGCAGGCATTGCCTCCATTCTTAAAATCGCATAACCGCTAATCAAAAGATAAGGTATAAATAATGACAACCGCTCTGCTTGATTCTATCGAGATCCCTTTGTCGCGCCCATACGAAATTAATGGTGTTACGCATGATAAATTAGTCATGTTTGAGCCGAAATTACGGGATCGAATTTTATTCAGCAAGGATAAAGGTGATGCCGAAGAAAAAAGCGCGCGAATGATTGCGCGCTTACTAAATTTAACCGATACAGATTTGATGAATCTGCCAGATTGTGATTATTCCCGCCTGGAGGATGCATTCAATGAAATGGTAAAGGACCCGAGCGAACGGAAGCCGATATCCTCTTAATAATTCCGTTCGTTTCTAAACTTCTGGCAATTCCACCCGATACGCAATTAAACCTGCCGTATCGGGTTTTTAATTTTTACGTGAGGGAGCTATGTAAAAAAGATGGCTATTTCTCAAAACTTTAAATCGACGGTGACTTTCGGGGGGCGGGTTGACCCTTCATTTCGTCGCGGGGCTGGCGAACTTAAAGATGCGGTAAAGCAAACTACTCAGTCTGTCAGCCAGCTCACGAAACAACAGGCAAGACTAAAAACCCAGATGGCCAGCATGAAGCTGGCCGGTAAAGATATTTCTGACCTTTCCCGGAAGTATCAGGATCTGGATCGTCAAATCAAAAAATCGACTCAGGATCAGGAGGCATTAAATCGGCAGCTCAAGCGGGCCGAGCGTAAGGAGCGGTGGAAAGGGCGAGCTGCAGCCGTGCCGGGGATGATGGGTAGAGCTGCAGTGGGTGGTGCAATGGGGCTGGCGCTTGGATCGATTGCCCCGGCTGCAATATTTGCCAGTACGATTCAGATGAATGCCGAGACGTCCGAAAAAATCGGGCTAGCGCGCAGCTATGGCGTGGGCATCGATAAATATGCGGCCTGGGAAAACATCGGTAAAAAAGCAGGGCTTAACGGGGAGAACGTCGGAGATCTCACAGAAGAACTGACGAACAAGATCGGTGAGAAGGGAAACGAAAAATCACTGAACCCCATGCTGGCCCAGTTGAACCTCAGCAAAGGCCGGATGAATGGTTGGAGCAGGGAGAAGCAGTTTGACGAAGTGATGAGCCGCCTTTCTCGCTTAAAGGATGATAAGCAGGCCGCCAGCCTGGCCGATCAGCTGATGGGCGGCGAAGCCAATAAAATAATGACCTACATGCGCCTCACCGGTAAGACCTGGGAGCAGACGATGGCTGATGCCAAAAAGTCTAATCTGCTCACTCAGGAGGGGGCGGAAGGCGCAGCCAAAGCGCACTTTGCTGTAACTAACCTGTGGGGGTCGATCACATCCGGCCTGGCTGACACGCTCGGCAAAATAGGCGGCGAACTGGCCCCGGATATCGACAAGCTGAAAGAAAGCGCGGTCGGCTGGTTTAAGGAAAATCAGGCTGGTTTCGTAGACGGAATACGCGGCTGGATAAATGATGACGGGCCTGAACGTTTGTTTGCCAATGCCAAAAGGCTGGGTGAGGGCTTGCTTAAACTCGGGGAAATCACCTGGGCGGTGGCAAAAAAACTATCCTGGATCCTTCCGGATGATGAGAAAAACCAGGGCGTCATTTCCGATTACATTAAAAACGGCAACAGCTACGCCGGGGCGCAAGCGCTTGCATCGGATTATGGGCTGGAGGACTGGTTTAAAGAGAACTACACGCCAGAAAAGGTAGCCGAAGCGCAGAAAGCGGCGGCAGGCGCCAGGGCGACACCAGGGGCGCTGGCGCAGCGGCAGGCCACCCAGCAAACCGGTTACGGGAACTACGCTCCACGCGTGGAGATAAACGTGCAGGCGGCACCGGGGCAATCAGCTGAGGAAGTTGGGCAGTCAACCTACCAGGCCTTTAAAAAGGGCCTGCCGACGGGCCCTGGCGGCTCAGGCGCGATGTATGACATTCCGGGGTGATCATGACAGATGATGTCAGTAGTGATGTGATGATGGGGCTTGGAGAGACCTTCATTTTTTCTATATCGACGGTTGCGTATAGCAACCTGCAGCGATCCGATGAATGGCGTTGGGTTGAGCAAACTCGATTCGGTAAAAACGATGCGCTGCAGACCACCGGCAGGCCGAACCCTGTTATTACGCTGGCGGGCAAAACACATGCGTATTTTATGGATGGGGTGGGTATTGGGCAGATCGATCTCCTGCGGCAGCTGGGGAACAATTACACCCCGCTGCAGTTGGTTACAGGAGCGGGCGAGGTGATGGGCTATTGGGCGATAACGGCGCTCACAGAGACACAGACGTCGTTTCTGATTAAAGGTGCGCCGAAAGTGCAGGAATTTTCGCTGACGCTTAAATATTACGGGGACAGGCTTTCCCGGGAGGGATGATGGTTACTTACACTACGCGTGATGGCGATCGCCTGGACCAGATTTGCCAGAATGTTTACGGCAAAACCGGCAAGACGACGGAGGAGGTTTTATATCTCGTCGCTAACTACGGGATCGTTGATATGTGTGCAGTATTCCCGGCGGGTCAGGTCATCGAACTGCCCGAGATATCAGCCGAGCCAGTGGTCGAGGAAACACAGCTATGGGAGTAAGCAAGGCGTACATTGAGACAGGGGAGCAGCCATGGCTCCCCAATTTTTTTATATCGGTCGGTGATACGGATATCACTGAAAAAGTGAGAAGGGGGCTGATCAACATCTCGTTGGATGACTACGGCGGGTCGAACAAGCAAACGGATCAGATAAAGGTCGCCATTGTGTCTGAATCGCTGCGTATCCCGGCCAGGGGTGTGAAAGTAACCCTTAGCCTGGGGTTTGGCACCCAGATAGTCAGCAAAGGCGTATACGTGGTTGACGGCGGCTCAAGCGGTAGTGAGCCCCGTGTCGTCGAGTTCACCGCGAAAGCCGCACCGATGAACAGCGCGAAAGGGCTCAACACGGTGCAGAGCAAAAAAACGCGCTCATGGACCAGCCACACGATCGGCGATATTGTCGCAAAGGTCGCGACGGATAACGGACTGACGGCCCGCGTTTCATCCCGGTTCGCCAGCGAAGTTATTGAGCAGTTTGACCAGGTAGGGGAATCCGACGCTAACTTAATTTCCCGGCTTGCCGATCGCTTTGACGCTGTAAGTAAAGTGGCCGGTGGATACTGGATGTTTTTGCCGCGCGGGGCTGGAGAGTCAGCGAGTGGGAAGCAGCTCAAGCAGTACACGCTGACGCGCCAGGGTAACACGCAGTGGAGTTACTCCCGCAACGGGCGCAGCGGGGACAGCGGCTCAAATGAGGACGGCAGCGGCGATACTTCAACTTTCGTCATTAGGTATCATGACCAGGCCACCGGTACGATTAAGGAGCTGCGTTCTGGCAGCGGTGACCCGGTTGTTGAGGCCCCTTTTGTTGAGCCTTCGCTTGCCGATGCGCAGCAACTGCTGCCGGGCCTTAGCAGCTCAAGCAAAAAGAAAGAGATCACGATGTCGCATACAATGCCGGCCACACTCGAGCTTTTGTCTCTTACTGCTGAATGCAAAATCACAACAACCGGGTTCGGCCCCGACGAGGACCGCGACTGGACGATAAGCAATTTGAATATGACGCTCGGCGAGGATGGGTTTTCAGTGCGTTTAAGCCTAGAATGAATATGCAACAGGGGCGTTATTGCCCCTGGTTTTTCCTGCCTCTAAGAATATCTAATTCTTATCAGATTCTAGTAATTGTCGTGTTTTGTTAACTCTTCCCAGCTTGATGAAAGAATTTTGTTTGCCACACTATTGATCACAGTTGCTGTGTTTTGTGCTTGACCAACTGCGGTATCAATACCGCCAGTGCTCTTAAGTTTCTGGCGACGCACATTTCCGTTCTTATCTAATTTAGGGCCAGTTAGCTTTATCCAGTGCGCCCGATAACGCAACCAGTCAATCTTTGAAAGCCGGTCTCGCAACTCCTCTATCGAAATAGTAGGTGTTTCTGTCCAAGATGCCTTCTCTAGTTCAACTTTTGCCAAGTAGGCTTCTTCTACTGTCATACCGGTATTCTTGGCATTAATCGCTTTGCATAGGGGGCCGAGCTCGTGGATCCGCGCCTTATAGTAAGTGAGTGCGATCGCCTTCAATGCAAATGGCCAACCATGTACAAAGACTTTACGGAACGGATCTTTCCCACTAGGTGTAGTCTCTAACCAATCATTCGCAAACAGACTTTCCAACATCTGTACGAAATCTTTAGCGAAAGGTAGAAAATGAGCAACATGAAAACGCTTAAAATGTTCGGTTTTGAGGCGCCCTTCAGATATAACATTCAAGAGCATTTGCTCCATTGTGCTGAGATCAACTAAATACTTCGTTGCAGACTCACTTGTGCTCGTATTTCTTCCTGTGGCCAACCGGTCTTGAAAGATTGTTCCTTCAATTGCGGAGATTCTCAATTCGCTAAGTGCAGAGGACGTGTCGAGACTTATGACCAGATTCTTATTTTTTTTCGAACCCCGACCGTTTCGATCGGCAAAACTCTGACCGGCACTTCTTTCATTAACGTTCAATTCAACATCAAGCGTTACAATCAACTGATCTAGCGCGCCCGAATCTATAGCATCTTTTGAATGGGCAACTGCGAATAGCGCAGCAGTTTGGGTTTGACCATCTGCTTGCATGACTGGGGACTTGGGAAGGTAGATCCATCCATAAAGCACATTCGGATCGCTTTCATCAAATGCGACAAATACTGTTTTATCAAAAACCGTATCTGATTGCCATCCAGAAATCGTGGGTAACGAAAGCGGTCGATCACCACGAATCCCCTCCAATACATAGTCACGAAAATCCATTTTGTTTTGTGCTTTCTGTCCTTTAAAGTCGCTCTGAGTCCGATCGTGCATTTCTTTCATGCCAAGGGCATTGTAATCATCAGGAGGAGGGTTAGAAGGATCGTATCGTACCAAATCAATAAATTTACGGAGGGTTGGATGAATTGTAGCTACAATTCTCGACTGGCCGTTTGGACCAATGAATCCTTTTCTCGATATCGTTGCGATAAGACGCACATATTCAGCGGTAGCGCTCTGAAATTCAAAACGGTTGTTATTGAAGTTCTTTTCTGCCACAGAATCAGATTGCGCTCGTACGATTCTAAGCCCCTGAAAATTATCATCTTTTACTATGGTATTCGTGTGTATAACGGTCGGATTCAGTGATGGAATTGCCATATTGTAACCCTTAAATCATATTGTAACCGCTTGAATAGCGGTAAGTTAATCTTGGTTTAGGTTCGGAATTCGTGTGCCTAAAAACGGTGCAGAATTAAGTGGTGGAGCCCCAGCACCACGCAGCCATGTCGGCAGCAGGACCAACTCCAAATTGAGATTCATGCGCTCATTGGCCAAACGTAGTTCCGGTGTAAATGTGAATGCGGCAATTACACCGCGAATTACCCTGGATTTCTCATTCTCTCTTGCAAGCGCTACGTACTGGAGTATTTGACCAAGCGCCTTGTAATCAGCATTAATCTTAAACTCCCACTCCAGAATAGTGTTCTGCGGATTGACCGTGCGCATGTCGGCCCTAAGCGAACTGTTGGAATAACGTTGCTCACACCGAGCTAATTTTTGCTCAGGTCTGAAAATTCCTAGGTTGACGGCGTAATAGTCACGGATTCGGCATTCATTCGCCAGATTGTCTTCATCAAATATCACCTCTTCAACTGAGCTAATCTTTATTTTCTGTCTGACAGTACTCATGCTGTCTCCGAATTTTATCATTTAAGTTTTAAATCACTATACAGAAACTCGGAGATTTATCAATTGAATGGAGAGGTGATTGTGTGATTTAGCGAAATTTCATTGCTATGTTGCAGTAGGATGTGTCGTCAACAAGTGACCGATACCACTGGGGAAGAGGTGGATTGAGTAAAAGGAAGTACCTGTGCAAGTTCGACTCATTACCCTGATCTGTCCTCTGCTTATTCACCAACGTGTTGTAGGCACTGTCCGCTTTTGGCGTGAAGTTGTAGTAGGTGTATGAAGCGCTTGGTACCTGTAAATTATACAAAGGAGCGACAGCAATTGCGCCGTAGGTTGATGCGGC